ATTGCACAGTTTTGGTTGACCTTAATCAACCTTTTTAGAGTTCTTGAGTTCACTGGACGAGTGAATCTGACGACCATTACTGATCCTCAGGCTCCTTGCCCTGAACATCTAAAAGATGTTCACGAATTCGTTACCAGTCAGAAAACCATTGACGCCTTTGTAAAAAGCGTTAATGAACTGACGGGGACAACTCTAAGAGCGGAAGTTCGAGAGTTTACTCCCGAACCATTTAGCATTGCTAAATCAAGTCCGCAGACGGTTGGTCAAGAGGGCATTTCTAGTCAGAATGCCTCAACTAAACCATATGTGCTATTCAGTAGTGCTTTAGCACTGATGAATGCTGGGATGGCCGATAAAGTGGATAATTTGATCAGAGTATTCTGGGGACCGGGTCATATGATCCTTTCCCAGAGACTCAGACAAATATTCGCTAGACTATGTCACTTTAGTCCTGGACTTAAAGTTGGGTCGTTAGCGCCGACTCTTATCGGAAAACTAGGGTTCAAAGCAGAACCTGCTGGAAAAGTACGGGTGTTTGCTATGGTTACCGCATGGGATCAATGGAGTCTTAAACCACTCCATGATGCCATGTTTAGAATCTTGAGGCTAATACCTCAAGATGGTACTCATAACCAACTCGGGCCCTTGGCCCGAATTGATTGGAAAGCCGCGTTACCGTTATGGTCACTTGACCTAACGGCGGCTACCGATAGACTTCCGCTCTTCCTGCAGGCCCAAATATTACAAACTCTTTACAGAGATTTGATTGGGGTGCTGGGTGACCTTTGGTCACTTGCACTAACTGACAGAGATTACCTAGCGTCTAACACGAAATACGGGATCAATCAAATGGTCCGGTATGCGTGTGGACAACCGATGGGTGCTCTGAGTTCATGGGCTTCGTTAGCCATGACTCACCACTTCCTAGTACAGGCTTCCGCCTGGCATAGTGGCGTGGTACCTTTTGGTACTTGGTTCAAAGACTATGCGATAGTTGGAGATGACATTGTTATCTTTAACACGTTGGTAAAAGATAGTTATCTCGCAATCCTATCCGCTCTGGGTATGCCTATTAACCTAACAAAATCTATTCTCTCCCCGAGGGGGATCGGATTAGAGTTCTGTAAAAGAACAATAATCAGAGGATTGGACATTAGTCCAGTTCCTCTAAAAGAGTTTGTTGCGGCTAATATGACTTTACCCGAAGCAATTAGCTTCGCAAACAAATACAACCTAACCTTTAACCAGTTATTACTGGTTCTAGGTTACGGTTGGAAAGTTAGAGCAGGTATAGACAAACACATCGGACAATTAAATGCCCGGGTGAGAGCTTTACTATTCGCCTTTATGTTACCTCCGATCTTATCGGAGGCTACGGATCTTACAGAAGATCAATTAGGGGCATTACTAAGCCGGGGAAATCCCAACTTAAGTAAAGAACAACAAGCATATTTCCTTTTAACGCTTCTTTTAGTCATTAAACAGTTCGTTATCCACGCACTCAGACGAGTGCTGAAATCTAGATCTTCAGTAGATACCTTGGTATCGAAAGAGATGGACGGGTTCAATAGGGTATTAGTTAACAGGCTGCTGCTCCCTTTCTTAGTGAAAGAGGCAACAGGTCCTAATACA